CTACTATTCCAAACAATATTAAGTATGCACAATATGAACTAGCTAGAGCTTTGGCAAATGATACTGATGCTATTACAGGTACCACTGGTAAAGATGGTAATTTTGAAGAAGTTGCTCTTGGTGATCTTAGGGTTAAATATAATACTGAAAGTCAGGGAACTGGTTCTATAAATAATATTTTAGATGTTTACCCGTGGTTACAAAGTTATCTTGGAGCATATATGCTTGGTGGGGCAGGCACTTTTCAAATGAGGGTAGTTAGAGGTTAATGGCAGGTCAATTAGATAGTTTATTTAAAAGTGTTGCTAAAAGTGTTGTTGCAACTTTAGGTGATTCTTTTGACCACAGTATTACTTATGTAAAGAAAGGAACAAGCAGTTATAACTTAGATACTGGAGAACAAGTTACAGTAAATACTACATATTCAGATATAAAAGTTCCAGTATCTTTTGTCAAAGCGGAAGAAGAAACTGGTCAGGAAATGAGATTAGCAAAGTTATATATAACACCTGATCTTATCGGAGATAATCAAGTAGAAATGGATGATGAAATTACATTAAGTTTTGGTGGATCTAATAGAGTTACACAAATAGTTAATATCGACACAAAAAAAGGTGGACAAGTTTATTTATTTACTGTTTTGGTGCGGTTCTAATGGCAGTTAGAAGTTTAAAAGAATTACCAAAAGATTTAAACAAAAAAATTAGTAGAGATTTTAATAATCTTGTAAAAGATGTTCATGGTGAATTATCAAGTGAACAAAATATGCCAGTATGGACAGGATTTTTTGCTTCTAGCTGGAAAGCATCAAATACTCCTGTTTCAGCTACACATGACATAATGGACTATCAACCCTGGGCATCAATAAAACAGCAAGTTTTTGAAGGTTTTAAATTAACGAAAGTAAGCGAAAGGCCAGACGCTCCAGTGGTTGAGCCTAGATTTCCTGTAGGCGAAGGAGAAAGAATATTTAATTATAGAAAAGGAGTATTTATTGGCAATAAAGCTAATTATTCTCAATATGTTTTAGAAAGTGGAGAGATTCAAACTTTTGTTCAAGGTCAACTAGGTCGTTTGATTAGAGAAAATATGTCAGATAAAGGTAAGATATTTATAGGAGGAAAAGTATCTGACAAGAGAGCAGGTACTACATATACAGGATTTGAAGCATGACCTTAGTAAATACTAGAGCAGCATTTGAAAAAGCAGTGACAGACAAGGTTTCAGACGTTGATCCTACTGTTACAATGGTTTATGACAATGTGCATTTTACAACTCCAGGAAAAACCAAAAAATATATTTTAATGAGTTTAAACTTTACTCAATCAACACAGCAGAATCAAGGTGCAGCTTCGGATTACTATGCTGGTGTCATTCAATGCAATGTTTACGTTCCAAAGTCAAAAGGTACTGCAACTTTATCTAAAATATGTGAGTCAGTTATTGATGGATTAACTTCAGTAAATACTTCAACTTATGTTGATACTTTTAGTTGTAAACCTAGAGTATTAGATATAAATGGTCCAACTCCATTGGAAATAGAGGATAGAAGTCATTTCATTGGAATAATATCTTGTCAATTTTCAGCAAACGCCTAGTATAATAGAATAGCAATCTAATAAATTTATGGAAGCAATAGAACTTCTCAAAAACAAATTTGGTGTTCAACAAAAATATTTGTATGAATTGAAAGATGGAGATGAAACAATTTTAGAAATATATTGGAATCCATTAACTATTGCAGAAAGAGAATCAATCGTTGCAAGGTCTGGAGAAGGTGGATCAAACGAAGATTTTGCTCTGAATCTAATGATTACAAAAGCATTAGATAAAAATGGAAACCGATTATTTCAAGATGGTCATAAAGCATCTTTAAGAAGAGAGGTAAATGCAGGAACTTTACAAGAAATTCAGCTTGCGATGTTAGGTTCTGGTGAAGAATATAAATTGGAGGAAGCGAAGGCAGATTTAAAAAGCTAGAAACGATTGGTACTTTATATTTTTCTTGGCAACTGAATTAAAAATGACAGTTCAAGAGCTTGCAAATAAATTAACTAGAGAAGAATATGTAAATTGGTTGGCTTATTACGAATTAAAAAGAGAGTACGAAGAGAAAGCTATACAAAACGCAAAGAATAAATCACAAGCAAGAAAACGCTAAAAGCGGTACACTAAAATAAAGTTTTGGTTTTATTGTGGCCGATTACGGTGTAAATATAAATTTAAGAGTAAAAGGTCAATCTGGTCTTGATAGGTTAAACGCAAAAGTAAAAGAATTAACAAAAAGTGTAGATAGTATTCGTTTTGTAGACATAATGAATCCCCGTAATACAGGGGGTGCAGGAGGAAAAGGTGGTCGTAAAACAATAAAACAATACAGACAAGACATGGAAGCTCTTGTCAAAACTGTAAATAAATCTAAAGGAGCTTTTGGTAAGACTGCTAATCAGCAAATGGCAGCAGCAGACGCATTACAAGAATATGCTAATAATTTAAAACTAGGAACAAAAGCACAAAAAGCAGCAGCAACAGCAGCAGCAAAGCAGATTAGAAATATAGACCTTGAGACAACTGCAATAATGGAAAATACAAAAATGAAAAAGAAAAATATAGACCTTTCAAATCGAATGGGAGGAGGATTTGGTAGAGGTGGTTTTGGTGGAGAAAATCCTAAAGGAAATAAAGCAGCCTTAACAAGCGGATTAATCTCTGGTGCGTTCCCATTGTTATTTGGACAAGGAATAGCTGGTGGTGTTGCTGGTTTTGCTGGTGGTTTTGCAGGAACTAAATTTGGTGGCAAGATGGGAGGCTTTGCAGGAGGTCTTGTTGCTACTGCTGTTCTTCAACAAGTTACTACTTTCTTTGACAATATAAATACACTAGCTGGTGCTTTTAACGAATTAAATCCAAACATAGAACAAGCTACAGTTGCATTAGGTTTAAATGGAACAGCAGAAGCGGAAAGAATAAAACTTATAGAAAAATCTCAAGGAAAGATGGTTGCATTAGCTTTAGTAACAGAACGAATGAATGAAGCGATAGGAGCAAATGGAGTTAAAAATTTAAAAGAATTTTCAGAAGCAACACGTTCTCTTGGTAATAGTTTCAAGCTAGCTATGACAAAAATGCAAGCTGCTCTAGCTCCATTCTTTACATTTTTAGCTAGGGCTGCTGGCACAGTTACAGGTTCATCAGAAAAAGAAATTAATAGACTTGCAAAGATAGGTGGTGCAGAAACAGATTCAGTATTACTAGCTTTAAGAGCAGAATTAGCAGCAGTAGGAACAGGAACTGGTGGAGGAAAAAGCGCAGTTAAAAGAGCATCAGATAAGAAAAAAGAGATACAAGCAGATATAGAGGCAAGAAAAGAAGAGTTGGCAATTATTGGTAAAAGAAGAGAACAAGAACAATTAAGGGCTGCTCAATATGATGAAATTACTCGATCTGTAGAAAAACAAAATCAGTTTTTAAATGAATCTATAACTTTAGGTGGTCGTGAAGCTGAAATTCAAGAAAAACTTAGAGAATTTGACAGAAAAGCTCTTGAATTTGATAAAGAAATAGACAAAGAAGAAAGAAAACAATACGAAAATGCTTTACGTTTACAAGAAGAACTTAAAAGAATAGATGCTTTATATAGTGGAATTGCTGATACAGTTCAAGCAGGTCTTGTTGATGCTATAGATGGCGCAATAACAGGAACAATGACATTAGGCGAAGTAGCAAGTAGTGTATTTGGATCTATCCGCAGACAGTTAATAGATTTTGGTGCGACTTCTTTACTTAGAGCAATACCTGGAATTGGTGGTTTCTTTGCAGATGGTGGTGTTACCAAGCCTAATAAATCTTATATTGTTGGAGAACGTGGTCCAGAATTATTTACCCCAGGAGTTACAGGTAGAGTTACTCCAAGCCATGAATTAGCAGGAGGTTCAACAACTGTAGTAGTAAATGTGGACGCTTCTGGTTCTTCTGTTCAAGGAAGTGAAGATAGAGGCAGAGAACTTGGTCGACTTATATCAGTTGCAGTACAATCTGAATTAATACAGCAAAAAAGACCTGGAGGTTTACTCGCATAATGGCTACGTTTCCTTCAATTACACCAACATACGGACAACAAAAAAGATCCGCACCAAACACTAGAACAGTGCGTTTTGCAGATGGTTATGAGCATAGAATTTTATTTGGATTAGCAGAGCATCAAAATCCAAAAGTATTTAGCTTTACATTCGAGGTATCAGAAGCAGATGCAGATACTATAGAAACATTTTTAGACGCAAGAGCAAATGATAGTGCCAGCTTTGATTTCACTCCACCAGGAGAAGCTAGTTCTTCTAAATTTGTCTGTGAAACATGGACCAAATCAATTCCATATTTAAACAGAGCAACAATTCAGACAACATTTAGAGAGGTATTTGAACCATGAGCACTGATCCTGTATTCAGTGAAGTTCAAAAAATAAATCCCTCTGCAATTATTGAACTTTTTACGTTACAGCTAGACAACTCTTTGCATGGTGCAACAACGATATATAGGTTTCATTCTGGCAGTAACTTAAATGCAAATGGAGAAATAGTTTGGGCTGGTAATTCTTATCAAAGATTTCCAATAGAAGCCACAGGTTTTGCATATCAACGTGGTCAAATTCCAAGACCAAAACTTATTGTAAGTAATGCACTTGGAACTATATCAGCTATTTTATTGCTCGTTAATGAAACAACGGCTGGTAATGATTTAACAGGTGCTACGTTTACAAGGATTAGAACAATGGCGAGATTTCTTGATGCTGCAAATTTTAGTGGTGGTAGTAATCCTTTAGGTACACCTGATCCTACAGCAGAGTTTAAACGTCAAGTATTTATAGTAGATAGAAAAGCAACAGAAACCAGAGAAGTGGTAGAGTTTGAATTAGCAGGAGCTATTGATATGGCTGGAGTTAGAGCACCTAAACGTCAATGTACCCGTGCTTTATTTCCTAGTATTGGCACGTTTACACAATGAGTTGGAAAGATGACGCATTGGTTCATGCGAAAGACCAAGATCCTAAAGAAGCTGTAGGACTTTTA